TTTAAAATTTTTATATTAGGATCTGTAAGAATGGGATATATCGATGATTTACATCCTAGAAATTTTTTTCTTTTAACTGTTAAACCTAATCAATTTTTCTTACATAATGCTTCTTTATTTATGTCAAAATCCGTTTCTATGTTGTGTTTATTATTAGGACATCTTATATTTAGATTTAAACATAAAGATAAGGTTTACTCGTTAAGAACTCACTATACTCTTAAACCTAATAAAGATTGGAATCAAATTAATAGAAATTTTAGAGTAAAAAAGAAAAAATCTTTATCTATTGATGTTAGAAATACTAAAAATATATTACATACATTCGATGTATCTTTAAATAAAATATTTTAATAAATTGACCTTAAATTAAATTTTATTATTATATAAAAAATGACTTCTATTTTATATGATAAGACGTTTGAAAATAATGATACATATGACAATATATTTAAAAAGTATCCTTTTGAATTGTCTAATTTTCAAAAATGGGCAATTAAAGGCATTACATCTGGAAATAACGTATTAATAACTGCTCATACAGGAAGCGGTAAAACTCTCCCTGCTGAACAAGCCATACAATGGTTTCATCAACATAATAAAAAAGTTATATATTGTGCTCCTATAAAAGCACTTTCTAATGAAAAATTTCATAATTTCTCTGAAAAATTTCCAAATATATCTTTTGGTATACTCACTGGAGATATAAAATATAATCCAGAAGCTGATGTATTAATTATGACTACTGAAATTTTAAGAAATAATCTTTTTAAAAATGGACAAGACAGAAATCTAAATTTACTAGATTTTGAAATGAATTTTCAAGAAGAATTAGGATGCGTTATTTATGATGAAATTCATTATATTAATGATGTTGATAGAGGAACAGTATGGGAAGAATCTATAATGTTATTGCCAAATTCTGTTCAAATTATAGGATTATCAGCTACTATTGATTCTCCCGAACATTTATGTAATTTTATATCTAATTGTAATAATAAAAATACATGGTTATGTCCGAATCATACTAGAGTTGTTCCATTAGAACATTATTGTTATTTTACAGTTAATAAAAATATTTTACAAAAAATGAATAAAACAAATAGAGATAAGTTTGAAACTATTATTAATAAACCACTTACTATTACTAACAGTATCGAATCCAAATTTAATGATACCGTTTACCATAAAATGAATTCTCTCCAAAATATTTTAGATAATAATGGACTAAATAAAATTAATAAATATTACATAATGAATAATATGATCGAATATTTAAAAAAAAATAATCTTCTTCCTGGTCTAGTATTTGTATTTTCAAGAAGAGGATGCTATGAATATGCTAAAAAAATTACGATCCCTTTATTTGAGGAAAATTCTAAAATACCTTCAATAATTAGTAAAGAATGTAAAAATATTTTGATAAATAAACTAGATAATTGGAAAGAATATATTGAATTAGATGAATATATTAAAATTATAAAATTACTCGAAAAAGGAATAGCAGTTCATCATTCCGGAGTAACACCTGTTTTTAGAGAAATGATTGAACTATTATTTGCAAAAGGATATATTAAGCTTTTATTTGCTACAGAAACTTTTGCTGTTGGAATTAACATGCCAACTAGAAGTGTAATATTCACATCTCTTATTAAATATTCAAATAATGGATTTAGACCCTTATATGCACACGAATATACTCAAATGGCGGGACGAGCTGGAAGAAGGGGAATTGATATTAAAGGATATGTCTTTCATTTAAATAATTTATTTATCAAAAATAATTCATTAGATATATCAGAATATAAATTAATTTTAACTGGAAGTTCACAAATTATAAAATCTAAATTTAATATCAATTATAATCTCATATTATCTTTAATAGATTCTAACCAAACCTTACAAGAATTCATACAGAATAGCTTATTAAATAATGAAATCATAATTGAATTAAAACATTCTAAAAAAGAATTACAAGCTTCTGAAGAAAAACTAAAAGAATACAAAGAAAAACTAAAAGCATCTTTAAAAACTGATTTTGATGATGCTGAATTATGGTATAATATTGAAAATAAATTAGTCGTGTTAAAGCAAAATGCATATAAGAAAAAGAAAAATGCTATAACTAAAAAATATGGATCATTCGATATTATCAAAAATGATTTTAAATATATTCATAAACTTAAACTTCTAGTTTCTCAAAATGATAAAATTAAAACATCTATAGTGAATTCAGAAAATTATATTAATCAGTTATATAATAATCATCTAGAAATATTAAAAAATCAAAATTTTATCGATGAAAATAATAATCTTACTACTAAAGGTATTGTAGCATATAATATTCAAGAAATTCCTTCTATGCCTTTTACAACTTTAATTATTGAATTAAATAATGCGAAAAAATTAAATAATTTTACAGCAAAAGATTTTATATGTTTCTTTAGTATATTTACATCTATAAGAATTCAAGAACAATATAAAGTATATGATCTTAATAGTATTAATATAACTAGTAAAACAAAAATGTTAATTAAAGAATATGAAAAACTATCATTTAAATTTCAAGATATTGAACTTAAATATAATTTGACTACTAGTCATAACGAAATACATTATGATATTTGTGAATTGGTTGATAAATGGTGTAGAGTGTCTAATGAATCAGAAAGTATAAAAATATTTGAGGAATTAGATTATTGGGGAATATTTTTAGGAGATTTTATTAAAGCTATATTAAAAATTAATAATATTGCTAGTGAAATGGAAAATATATGTGAAAATATAGAAAACATTCAACTACTAAAAATTATGAAAGAGATTCCAAATATTACTCTAAAATCAGTTATTACAAATCAATCTCTTTACTTATAATATAAACATTATTATAATGAGCAAAATTTTTTATTTCGATGAAAAAAATGCTTTTGGAGAAAATATTCCAACACCTAAAGACGGTGATGATATTATTATACCTTTAAATACAACTATTATTGTCACTAAATACATATTATCTCCTAATAGTTATAATAAATTACATATACCTTATTCAAGTAAACTTATTTTTGAAACTATCGACACAAAATTATATATTAAAGACACTATAATAATTGAAGGTGAAATTATTACCACAACTAACAGTGAAGTTATTAATGCCGATATTAGCGGAAATCTACTTCAATATAAATATTGGCATAATTTATCATCATGGTATAATTTTAAAATACCAACAAATGGTGATGATATTATAATAAGTCCTGACACTAATTTAGTTATAACCAATAGAACAATATTTAACGATGAAAAATTTGGTAAACTTAAAATTCCAAATTCTTCAAAACTTATAATAGACATTAAAGATTTTACTCTTAATATAAGTGAATTAATACATACCTCCGATTCAGGATCTATTATTTTTAGTAGCGGATCAACTATTAAGGTTTCTACTCCTTGTTATTCATACATTAATAGATATTGGAATGATAAATATTCTTGGCCTAATGAAAAAATTCCTGAATCTTGTGATAATGTAGTTATTCCACCATATACAAAAATGATATTACACTGGAAATCTAATACATTTTCTAATTTTTTTAAATCTATTACAGTTCCTGAAACCAGTCTATTAGTCATAGATTTAGTTAATTTTACATTGAAAGCTGAAACTTTTTATATTTATGGATCTATTAAATTAGAAGAAGGATCTCAATTAGAAACATTGTTAATTGTTTACAATTATGAAATAGATTCATTAATAAACATATATTCTACTGGAATATTTTATGAAACATTTAAATATTCTCCCAATGAACAAGAAATTATTCTAAAAAATGCATTGATTAATTATTATAAAGTAAATGATGAACAATTATATTATAGATCTCATTCTTTTTATAATAATACTATTACTATTAAATTTAGAGTAAAAGTAAATAAAAATATTGATGCATTACAAGTAGTTCATTTAACTAGATCAACTTTTAATAATGACTGTTGTATAAAAGATAATAATAATTCTGGATTAATTGATTATATTATAAAATCATTTAATGAAACATTAAATGCAGATTTAAAATTAGAACAAATTGAAAATCTTAATATTACATCTAAATCTAAAATTATTAGCGTTGATCCCGAAAAATCTCCTCCAAAAGTTACAGTATGGACTATATTTCCTAGTAATAAATATCAAAAAACTTATTATTTTGATGATCCCGATGCTTGGACTAACAATCAAGTTCCACAAAATGGGGAAGATATAATTATTAGACAAAATGTTATAATACAACTTACTCAATATTCTATATTAGCTGAAAGATATAATAATCTAATTATTCCAAATAATAGTCAATTATATTTTGTTAATAATAACATTGATTTATATGTAAAAAAAGTGGATAATAGAGGATTAATCCGAACATCAAAAAATAGTTCTATCATATCTTCTGATACTAAAGCTAATCCTAATATTGTTTATAATTGGAATGATACTAATGCTTGGGGAGGCAATAATCCTCCTAGTCCAGGAGAACATATTATTATACCCGAAAATACACATATTATTATTACTTATCAATCTGGGCTATCTGAAGTTGGATATAAAAAATTAGTTATACCTCAAACTAGTTCATTGAAATTTGACATAAAATATTTTCATTTTTATGTCCAAAGCACATCTATTAATGGAACTCTTACAATGGGCGAAGCTAATACACTGTCTTTAAAACCATTTGTTGCTTTAACTAGAACATATATACCTGTTTATTTAGATGCTACTGGAAAAACAACAAACAATGATAATTATGTTTCTTGTATTATTCCTGATTATAATTTTACTTTATCTGCTATTTCTACAAAAGCATTAAATATATCGAAATTTATAAAATATAGAAGAATAAATGGAAATACATCTTTTATATATGAACCAAAACAAATCCCCATTATAGAAAATTCTATAAAACTAGATTTAAGTTCACAACCTTTATTTCATGTAGAAGAAAAATTCATATCTGAATATAATACTACTTCTGATACTTTATCTAATCTTTATATTCAATATATAAGTGATGTATTAGTTGGTAATCCTAATTCAGTTCAATTAATAAGTAATTCAGAACAAATTACATCAATTATCATTAATTCAAAAATTGAAAATCAAATTACTAATATATTAAAATTAGGATTAAATGATATCCAATATAAAATGGAAAACATTTATCTAAATAGCATGTTTAATCAAATACAAAATGAAAAACCTCAAAGAATTTCTAATAGAAAGGATTTTGAAATATATTATTTTCCAATTTACAATGGAGATGATTTAAGTATTTTTGTTAAAATGCAGGCTAATATGAATTTATCAGCTCCTAGTTATCAAACATTAAAAAATTTATATAATCAGAACCAAAATAAAAATCAAACTAAGATAGAATTTATAGACTTAGGATGCGTTATTAAAATTAAACCAACTATATGGAGAATATTTATAAATTTAAGGTAATTATTGAATTTCTACTCTAATTTTCTTTTTTAATCTATCTTCATCTGTAAATATATATATTTTAAATTTTTGGATACTATGATTTTCTTTATCATATCTGCTTGTAAATCTATTTGTCATTTTTAATTTTGGAAGATAAACCATATATTGATATAATGCATCATTTCTATATATTTTATCAAATATAAATCCATCATATATATTATTTAATATATCTTCATCTTCACTACATTTTTTTAGTAAAGAACAATCATTTTGAACCTTTCTAATAGATCTCATTGTTTTATTAATATAAGCTAATGATGTTTCTGATGTCCATTTATCATAAAATTCATAACAAGAATCACTTAATGTCACCATATTTAATTCGCTTTGAAGTTTAATCATTGTTAAAAGATCTACGAGTCTTCTTATAGGACTTGTTATATGAACGTATGCATCTAATTCTAACATATCGTGTCCTTTAATATTATCATAACTGCAATAATTTCCTCCAAAACTATACCACATCTTTAAAAATTTTTGTAAATCGTTATCTATTCCTTGAGGAATATCTACAGAATTATTCATTTTAGCTGATCTATATATTCCTGTTTTGAATTCTAATAATTTTTTTGCACATATATAATTCATTTGTATCATTAAATATGCTATTAAATCATGACCTGTGCTTAAATTATCAATGTATTTATATTTTCTATTTAACTTTTTCACTATTTGAAATGCCTTTTTATATACACTATTATTTCTCATTTTATCAGTATTATATCTTAAATTTGATTTAACATTGATAGTTGTATTTAATAATTTAGTATCTATTATTTCGTTTGTATTTTTATCTATAATTAAATCTAATGTAAATGCAAATCGTTGATTACCCTCAACTAAACTACATATAGCATCACATAATATTGTTGGTAACATAGGTCTTTTCCTATCTGGTAAATATATTGTTGAAATTCTTTGTGAAAATGAAGACCATAATCCAAGTGCATCTAACCAAAATGATACATTAGATATGTATATACTTAAAATATAATTTTTATCATTTTCTATAACACTAAACCCATCATCAAAATCCTTACAGGTTTCAGAATCTATAGTAACAATTTCATAATCGAGCCTATCTTCCGGATGATATTTTTCGATTAATTTATTGATAAAATAGTCTTCTGAATTCTTTCTTAATATTTTCATAGTAGCTTTAGTAAAATTTTGAATTGATGCATATAAACTTTTACAATATAATTGATATTCATAAAAATTATCTAATATGTCAACATCTCCTAATGTATTTTTTAATATTCCAATCGGATGTTTTGAGTTCCAATCTTTAAACTTAAATACTACATATTTATTATTATTTATTTTAGAAAAATTATTTTTTATTTTATATGGTATTAAAAATTCAGGTATTCTCTTATCATCTGGAATACACTTATACAAAAATTTATCCTTGATTTTTCCATATGTCTTATTAGTATTTAAAACCAAAACTCCGGGTATTAATGGCATTGATTTAATAGATGAATGAAGAACCTTAATTTCTCCATTATCTAATATATCAAATATATCTTGATTGAATAATTTTAATTTTGCAGGATTAATCTCAATCTTATTTTGTGAATAATCAAGAGTATGTGAATTTACTATCTTATATTCTCTATATTCTCTATCTGATATATGTATCTTATAAGTCATTATTTATAATTAGTAATTTAATACTATATATTAATTTATTAATTCAATTTATTATTCTATCTTTTGATCTTCTACTATTTTACTAAATACATTACGTTTAATATTTTGATTTTGTAATAAATTCATACATATTTCTGGTAGTATAGATACAGTATTCATATAGGTTCTATATCTTAATACACAAATACTAGATAATTTTACAAATTTAATACTATACCACCAATAAGATGGTATACATAAAATCATACCTTCTTTTAATACTATATCTAATGATTTTATCTTATCATAATCTTTTTTATATGTATCTTGAACATTCCAAGGATCTATTGGAGATTTAAATTCAAAATTATCATAATCTTTTATTTCATGTAAATATTTAGTATTTTTAGGAGGAATTAATCTTACTATCACTTCTCCTTTAGTAATGTAGTAAAAATTTCTATAATTTAAATTATATCTTAAAACTGTTTTGCTTTCTTTAGAACCTGTCATAAAATCATATAAACAACTTGAGACCAAAGGTGGTCTTAAAAAAGAATCATTATATTGATACTGTTTAATCATACCAGTTTCTTCTAAAAAATCTTTGTTTAGTTCAGATATAAATCTAGATTGTTTATCATTTTGTAATATTTCTAATGCTTCTGTTAAAACAAAAGGCAATACTAATTCATTATCTTCTTCTATATTTTTCATATCTCTTAATTTAATATCAAATGCTCCATAATTCTCCTCTAAACTTTCTAATGTGCATTTATTCTTAAGATTATCATTATTAAAATTAAAGTAAACAGGTTGCCTTAAATTACATATTTCTTCTAATTTATCTTTTGATGGCTCTTCTATTGAATATACTTCTAAATCATTACTTACTTTTAAATGATAATATATATGTAAGTATAAAAACAATATTACAATAAATATACATATTTCAAATACATATTTCATTTTTTATACTATTTTAGAAATGAAATTTTTATTTTTTCCGTATAAAATATATATGCACGAAATATATAAAATTAACAATTTTATAATTATATTAAATCATAGAAAAGATTCTCAAACTTGTATGATCGAATCATACATTAATAATGGTTATATAGATGAAAATATTGAAAATTCTGGTATATCACATTTATTAGAACATGTCGCTTTTGATGGATGGGATAGATGTAAAAAATCTTGTAATAATTTTTGGAAAAAAAGAGGAGTTGTAACAAATGCATCAACCGGTCAAACTAGTGTTAATTATTATATTTATGGTTTAAAAGAATATAATTTAGATATGTTGGATTATATTGTATCTGTTTCCTGTGATCCTATTATAAGTGAAAAAAGATTAAATCAAGAAAAAATTGCTGTATTTAATGAAATGCAAATTTATGCATCTAATCCTAATTTACCACTCTATAATATGTTAAATAAATTATTATTTTTGCCTACTGGATTACAATATCAAGATGATGCTAAATTACAAATAAAAAATTTAAAAAAAATTACTCCTAAACTAATAAAAAATTGGGTAAATAATTATTATGGATCAGGTAATACTGTTTTTTGTATAACTGGAAATTTTAAAAAAAAACAAATAGTTACTTTCTTAAATAAAAAATTAAAAAAATATAAAAGAACTAAGATTAGACCATATTATCAAAATATATTTAAAATGGGACTAGAAGTCGGTTTTCATAAAAATAAATTAATTGATAATACTAGTATCTTTTTAGCATTCCATTCTCCAATTTATTATAAAGATAAAGACGTATATTATATTGATTTTTTTAAAAACTTTATTAATAGTAGTGTCACTTCTATTTTATTTGATGAATTAAGAGAAAAAT